ATCGGGATCGTTCGTGCTGGGAATCTGGCCGCTAAGGATCATCGGGCGGTGTGGGCCGGACTCTGGCCCGGATGTATTGGGGCGTGACAGGCCAGATGTGCCCTCAGAAGCCTCAGAATCGATTCTAAGCGCCTATCGTGCCTGGGCCTAGACTCTTATACCCCCCGGACATCCCAGGCCCTCAGAATCGATTCTAAGGCTTCTGAGGGGAATGAACACTTTGAACTGTTCATTTGTTGGCTCCGAAGCCAACCTGAGGCAAGATTTCAGCCATGGAAGGCATCTACGAGGAAGCAGTTCGAGGCTTCGAGGTACCAGAGTCGACATCCCGTCGTGTACGAGGGTTGATCCGGGACGCTCTGGGTCTGAGGATCACCTACCGAAACACTGAGTTTGTGGTCAGCGTTGCCACCAGCGGGGTTTACGGGCCACGGAGCGCTATTGGCCGGTCTAACAGCCTGCTTGAGGCCCAAAGCTTCGCGTGGGCGTGGATCACAGGACCTTATGGGGTAGTGAAAGACGTCCGAATTGTAAAAACTAGTCCTAATACCTTCGGTATTGACCTGGAAGCACTTGTTAGCGACATCAAAGACTACCTAACCAACCGTTAGGTCTGAAGAACCGACATGGACGGACGAAATGAATGAACTAGAGACTTTTGCCAAGTCAGCTGGGGTGCCAGAGATCCTTGGATACTTGACATCATGTAGCCAAGGGACGCTAAACCACGTCGAAAGGTGCCTACTCGGCATTGCTGCTGCAGCAGCCCACCCCTCAGCCGCGTACCGATCCCGAGTTAAGTCGAGACTCTTGAACGACATCTGGGAGAGCCTCTGGGAGTATGACTCCTGTGACTATTTGAAAGGTCTCATCCTGGGTCGGATTGCGCGTTCGTCGTACTGGTACAAACGAGACGACAGGAACACTAGAGTAGAGCTTTGGACTCTCGCCAACCTGTGGGACAGGTCCGAATCTGGGGATAGTGTGGATGAGGAGTGCGAGGCTGTGGATGACTGGGATTACCTATACCTGAAAGAGCACTATCTCCTCCAAGGCCCGTCCCAAAAAGCGCTTGAGGAGACGGCCGGACGGGCTCTTTACTACATGAGGACCGGTAATATGTGTGGTACTGTTCCAGTACAAGAAGCTATCGACTACTTCGGGTGGGACAAGCCATGACTGTTGCCGACCTTATTGAGATTCTAGAGGGTGTTAACCCTAATTCACCGGTACTTATTGACTGCAGTGGCTTTATATTTGACGCTGACAGTGTTGAAGTACGTAATGGTATAACTACTATCCAAGGGAGCTGACAATGAAATCTAAAGTTACATACCCAGACGACTATATCCGCGAGAGGCGGAGCATCATTGCCGCCGCGGAACTTACGTGTGTCTATGAGGACGGTGGAGAGTTCGTCGTGTCCGCCGGCGAGGACACTTATGTACTCCAGGACATTGACGCCGCCATGAACCTAGCAGCTAACCACATCCTCGGTGATGGCCCGTTGGATAGCGTCGAGTTCATCACGCACGAAGCCGGCGTGTGGCGACCGGATATCCGTGTCCTGCGTAAGGAGTTGGGGGAGGTCGGTAGGCGACATAGGAAATGAGCAGTCCAGACTGATCAGTTATTCCGTAAGCGGCGCGGCTACGGTAGAGTATTACTCGTGAGTTACTTCGAAACAGCAACCGCCGGGTATGACCTGACACCCTACTTGAAGCGTAGGATCTCTAGGTTCTTCCGTGACGCGGAGTCCGCACGTATCGTCCATAATTTCATGGGATACCAGATCACCATTGGCGAGCAGGAATACCCTCTTGAGTACTCTCTGTACGACGCTATCGAAGCCTTGCAGAGCCTTCTCGTGAGCCGCAGGGTTGCGGATTGCCTACCGTTTGCAGTATCGATTGTCCATGAGTCCGAAGTCTCGTGGACAATCGATATGGACGCCGCTGTTCGTGACACCCAGTACGCACTTTCAGAGACACTAAAGAACTAACATAAGGAGCTAATAATGACACTCGCAGTCACAGTACTAATTGTCGTGGCAACCCTGGGATTGGCAGCGCTCTTGTCTAGCCCATTTGCAGAAAAGCACCCTGCGTGTGAGACCGCGATGTTCGTCATGATCTACGCCGCCCTGGTATCCATAGCTATCGGGGCTATCCTGTCGGTAATCGGGATGACTGCGGGGCTGCTGTGAAGCCCGCCGAGGCCGCTAAGCGGATGGGTGTTGGTATTGACCGTATCCGGACGTACTGCCGTATCGCCGGGGTAGAGAAGTTGGGGTGCACATACGACATCCCCGAGGAGACTCTTGAGCGGTGGCGCAAGCACCCGCCGGGTACTGCACGGGACTACAGCAGCACTGTGGCCGGTCGCGCCTTGAAGGGGCAGCCCATCGCCGGCGAGAACTACAAGCCTGAGGACGATGATGTACGCCTAGCACGGGCGTACCGGCAGCTCAAACTAGACCTAAGGATCGCTTTGGCGGAGCTGTCTAGGACTCATAAAGCTCTGGCGGGGATCCGTAAGATCTCCGGAAAGGCACTCTACAAGTACTCCGTCGGGCAAAACACTTTGGATTCTGAGTGTGTCACGATGTGCAAGGACATGCTAGAAATCTTGGCAGAGATTGAAGACATGGCATGACCATTTACAGGGCAAAAACGCGTCCGTATGACCACCAACGTAATGCCCTCAAGAAGCTTCTGAACAATGGCTACGGGGGTGCGCTCCTTATGGAGCCCCGAACCGGTAAAACCAAGACCGTAATCGACTGGGCTGGCATCATCAGGTCACTCCCGGATAGAGACCTAGACGTGGTGGTCGTGTTTGCCCCAGCGCCTATCCTAGGCGTGTGGGAGCAGGAACTTAAGGTTCACTGCTCCGTACCGTATGACGTGCTGGTGTGGGACCCCAAGAAGAGGTCTAAAAAGGTGGTGCCGACGCCGGGGGACAAGCTTCTGTGGGTCATTATGAATTATGAGGCTTTGTCTGCAGGAGGTCGTATTACTGAGTCCGGTAATGAGTCGGTTAAAGCCGGTCGAGGGTGGGTAAAGAACACACTCAAAAAGCTTTGCGAAAGGCACTCAGTAGCACTTGTACTGGACGAGAGCCACCGCATTAAGTCCTGCTCAAGTAAGGCGGCAAACGCCCTATTCACTATCGGATCTAAAGCGTCCTATAGGGTTATTATGTCTGGAACTCCTATCACTAAGCACAATAGACCGGACGATATTTACTCGCAATGGAAGTTCCTTAACCCGAATAGGTTTATCGATGTTCCCACTAAGACTGACTTTATGCGCCGATACGCAAATGAGGTAGTTGGGGGTTACGGGTACGCTCGATTCAAGGGTGTGCGCAATGAAGTAGAGCTGAGGGAGCGTATGATGGAGGATGCGTTTACCGTCACTAGAGACGAGTGTTTCGACCTCCCGAAGCGGACCGTTGAATCCATCCCTGTAGAGCTGTCCGACAAGACTAAGGAGGCGTATGACGCCATTGAGAAGGACGGTGTGCACGGAGATGTGGCGGCCACACATGTGCTTTCCAGGCTGACCGAGCTTACTAAGATCACTGGTGGCCACACAGGTGAAGACTGGAGAAGTGTTGGGCACGATAAGATCGACTCTCTCAGCATTATCATCCGGGACCACATGGATGAGGGGACACCGCTTGTCGTGGCTGCCCGGTACAGGGCTGAGATAGCACGAATTCAGGTACTGTGCAAGTCACTGAAGGTCCCTTACATGACTATTCAGGGCGGTTCAGATACCTCAGATGAGCTTGACCGGTGGCGGTCGGCCAATGGTTGCAGGGTGATGATCCTACAGCCGCAGTCTGGGTCGCTTGGGATTGATCTCAGAGAGGCAGACCACTTGGTGTGGTACTCACTGGTGTATCAATGGACGGACTACTCCCAGACATGCGATCGAATCGCTCTGTGCGAGCGGCCAACCACCATCACACACCTGCTAGCCCAGGACACTGTGGACTGGGATATTGCAAGGATACTTCAGGAGGATGGAGACGTAGTGGAAACCATTATGAGGGGTAAGAATGACTGAAAGGCAGTACCTTAACGCACTGAACTACGTGCGTGCGGTAGGGGATGACGTGACCGACCGAACCGGTGTCGGTGCCCGGTGGGCCCATGGCGTGTCAATGAAGTTTTGGTTGCATGGCGGAATTGTGCCGCTGCTCCAGACGAAGAAGATTGACTGGCACGTGCCTCTGGATGAGCTGCTTTGGATGATCAGCGGGGGCTGTGAGACTAAGTATCTCGGGTCCAAGATCTGGGACGCGTGGGCCGATGAGCGCGGGTATCTCGGGCCCATCTACGGGGTCCAGTGGAGGGGCCGAGGTACATGCCAAGTAGACCAGCTGCAGAGGGTAGTAGACGACCTCAAAAAGGACCCGCTATCGCGACGCCACGTGGTCTCGGCGTGGATTCCTGATGATATCGATGACATGGCACTCCCCCCGTGCCACACGCTGTTTCAGTTCAATATGAACTCCAAAAACCAGCTGCACTGCTCTCTCTATATGCGCAGCGGGGACATGTTTCTCGGTGTGCCATTCAATATCTTCGAGTACGGAGTATTGACCCATATGGTGGCAAAGCTTGTGGGGGCCGAAGCTCGGCAGTTGAGCGTCTATATATCAAATGCGCACATCTACCATAACCATATGGAGCAGGTTAACGAGCAGCTCAATAGGGATATCCCACGAAGGTTCCCTACGGTCGAAATCAGAGGAGATCAAAAGAGCATCGACGATTTCCGGATGGGGGATTTTGAGGTCCACGGGTATCACCCACTATCACGTATTAAAGCCCCGGTAGCGGTTTAAGGAGCAGCAGTAATGGAAGAGATTTTCAAGCACCAGGAGTACCTGATGGAGGAGGTCTACAAGATCAGTCATAGTAGGAAGGCTCAGGTTGAGGCATACCGCGTAACGACTTTGGCAGCTGTGGACGAACTTATGGAGGCTCTGCATCATGTCCCATGGAAGCCTTGGTCTAAGCGAGAGCTGTGGGACTGGAGTGAGTTGCACGAGGAGCTGGTCGATGTCTTTACATTCTTTGTTCAGCTGTGCAATCTTGTCGGTTTGAGCGCAGAGAATCTCAAAAAGGGTTATTTCAATAAGGCAAAGGTCAATAAGGGGCGGCAAGACTCCGGAACATATGGTATTGATGCGCCGGGTCCCAAAATCACCCAGAACCAGCTAGAAGAGCTGTATTTGATGGCGGAGAACGGTGAGTGCACTACAGCTAAGGTCGGATGCCTTATTGTGTCAAAGGACGGCAAAGTGTCGTACGGGTGGAACACGGCCATAGATGGGTCACCATGCACCCATAAAGCATCCGATGGGTGCCCAGGAAGGACTGTCCACGCTGAGGTAGCTGCCCTCGCCAGCGCGGCCGCAGGTGGGAACAGCGTGTCCGGAGGTATCGCATATATCACACAGGATCCGTGTGATAGGTGTTATGCTGCCCTCAAGGCTGCCGGTATCGAGGATATCTGGGTGGTGTAATTGTGATCGTGGTTGAAGGACCGGACGGCACTGGTAAGTCAACGCTAATCAGACAGCTACAAGACGCTTATCCAGGACTTAAGATTGCGCCTCGTGCGTGCACGTCTCTAGCAGGTCCGCTCTCAGGTAACGGGCTGGTGAACTGGCTGAAAAAGTACGGGGTCATGATCGGATATGTGTATGACAGACATCCGTGTATCTCGGGTCCAGTCTATGACGCTGTCTATGCCAACCCTGTAGAGGGGTGGGCTGGTGACTGGGTCCGTGGAGCTCTTCGCGAGATCCTAGATAACGCCAGAATTATTTACTGCCGCCCTCCACGTAGGGAGATCGTAAAATCAGTCAATGAGAGTGCTCAGATGGGCGGTGTCGAGCGGAATATCCATCGGATTATTGACACGTACGACGCCATCATGGGTAACATGCTGCGTCATGAAAGATACGACTGGACACGTGATGAGCTGCCGAGTCTGTGATGGGGCATATGGCATCGCCGGGGAGCCTTATGGGATCCCCGGCGACCTCCCAGAAACGGTACTAGTGACTGATGTCGCCCGCGACCCATCGTGGGTTAAAGAAGCGTGGGAGCTGCCCGAGGAGCCGGCCGTCGTTCCGGCCCTCGGGGTACCCACATGGAAGCATCCGTCACTCGAGGATGCCGCCCGGTGCGGGGAGCATAGACTCCGACACCTAGTTGCCAACAAGAAAGCAGTGGCCGTTGGGCCCATAGCTACGGCGGCTCTGCTCGGAACAGGCCGTCACGCCACTGGTAAGTGGCACGGCAATGTCATGCCGGTGCCCGCAATCTCTACAGCGTCTCGACGTGAGCGTCTTACAGGTGCGTATATGGCTAGGTCTGGGTTGCACCAGGGTACTGTCGATCCTAAGCATCGTGGTGAGGTCAATGCACATGAGGCAATAAACCTAATGGACCGCGCCACGGGCGCCGCGTGGGACCTCGAGACTGACGGCCTGGACCCGCGCGGCGGTGGGGACATACTATGCATGTCTATCACCCTGTGGGACAGCTCCGGTATCACAGATACCCTAACCGTAACTGGTACTGACATACGCTTAATGGCTAATTACAAGAACTGGCCAGCGGAAACGGTCGCCCACAACGGCAAGTACGACCAGCTGTGGTGCCTTGAGAAGTATGGCGCATCCCCGCCAGTAACGTGGGATACCATGCTGGCCGAGCACCTGATCGACTCAGAAGGCCCGAAAGGACTTAAGGTTCTTGGTGCAAAGTATCTGGGAGTCCCGGACTGGTCCGTGAATGTCGGTAAAGCTTCGGCGCTACCTAAGGAAGCCCTATACCAGTACGCCGCCATGGACACGGCTGTGACGGCTGAGATTCGTCGTCTCCAGGTATGTGACGAGCGTCTGCTGAGGGACCTCCTCATGCCTGCTAGCAAAGCGCTCACTTTCGCTGAGCGGAATGGGGTGGGGTTGGACAGGCAGGGGGCTGAGTCCCTTAGAGTAGAACTCATGAAGAGAGCTGATGAGATCACTAAGGAGGTCTCGGTCTACGGTACGTGCAAGACCCCCAGAGAGATCTCTACCTTGCTATACGAGACTCTTGGCCTTCCTGTACTGGAGCGAACCGATACTGGGCGTCCTAGGGTTACTGGATCAACACTGAAGCGCCTCGATCACCCGGTAGCAGAGCTTCTTGGTGAGCGACAGAAGATTCAGAAGGGCATCACCGCGTCCCTTACTCCGTGGCTGAGGGCTACAGAGGGGGCAGTTGACCCTCGGTTGTATAGCACTTTCCGTCTTGCTGGCACTGCTACAGGTCGTCTGTCTAGCGGAGGCGCCGAGGGGTCATCTGGGATCAATCTCCAGCAGATACCGCGAGACACACGTTTCAAGAGTCTGATCACAGCCCGTGAGGGGTATGTTCTTGCTGAGTTGGACTACTCCCAGATTGAGCTTCGAGTAGCAGCGCACCTAGCAGATGAGCAGACTATGCTTGAGATCTACCGCAGAGGCGGTGATATTCATACCGCCACAGCTAGGGCCGTGACCCGAAAGCAGTTTTTGGGCAAGTCTGATAGGACAAAAGCCAAGGCTGTTAATTTCGGGTTCTTGTATGGTATGAGCGCATCGTCGTTTAAAGACTACGCGCGGGATAGCTATGGCGTCACGCTCACGGACGATGAGGCTACCGAATATCGTGCAAGATTCTTCGAGAAGTACTCGGCTTTGCCTGAGTGGCACCGAAAGACCAAGGAGCTAGCTGTCAAGAACGGGTATGTCGAGACTCTTTTCGGTCGTCGGCGTTACCTCGACGGTCTGAGGTACGGGGGCGGTTCCGAACGGGGGGCCGCACTACGGCAAGCTGTCAACACATCTGTCCAGAGTGTGGCATCGGATATGATGATCCTCGCGCTGGGGCTTATCCACAGGCTTATCGTGTGCGGTCCATATGATGCAAGGATTGTAGCCACAGTCCACGACAGTGTGCTGCTGGAGATCGAGGAGCGGAGAGCAGAGGCTGTGGCCCGGAAAGCCAAGTACATTATGGAGCATCTACCGTTAAGCCATTTTAATGTCAAATTGAACGTACCCATCGAAGCCGGCCTTTCTATGGGCCCAAGGTGGGGGGAGATGGAGGATCTGTGAGAATCTACTCTGATGGAAGCCTGCCGGTTGATGAAGCTGGCACTCCGGTTATAAGCCAGTCGCTCATCAACGCGTGGTGCCAGAACCCAATCAATGTGTATTACCGATACATTAGGGGTCTGTCTCCTAAGGAGGTTCCTGAGCACATAATCAGGGGCCTGTGGATCCACGAGTGCCTTGAGTCTATGTACAAGGGCGAACAATGGCAGCTCGTGCATAATAAATGGCTTAAAGGCTCGGTAAGCACAGAGGTCTCTCAGGAGATCTTCAGGACTGTTCGCGGATACCAGTACTACTATGACTCGGAGGACTGGGAGGTTCTGGCCACAGAGCTCCCTCTAGAGGCTCGGCTACCAAACGGGTTCAAATTTGTTGGTAAGCTCGATGCGCTTGTTAAAAATCCAGATGGTAAGTGCCTCGTTGTAGATCACAAGACTACTAAAAGGATCAAGCCTCTAGAGAAGCAGTTGGTCCAGATCCAAGCACCGATGTACATGTGGCTCTGCGAGCAGAACGGCATTCATGTTGACGGCTTCGTCTGGGACTACCTGATTACCCCAGGGCCTCGACCACCCAGGCTTTTGGCTGGTGGCTCAAGGCTAGCCGCAAAACAACCAAACACCGATTACCCTACAGCATTCGAGGAGCTCACCAGAGCAGAATATGTCTTCGGGGAGGACTTCATGCCAAATCCGAGGCACAAAGCAGAGCTGGAGCGCTTGCTTGAGTTCCACAAGGAAGTAAGGCAGGGTGGGAAGCACGCCGGTGCAAGCAATATCTATCACAGACGTTTTGTCCCCGTATCTGACTCTTGGGTAGCCTCGACAGTAAGGCGGGTAAATAAAACCGCCAAAGATATGTGGGCATATGACTGGTCTGATGAGGGTACTATCCAGATGTCCCCTGACGCCTATTTCGCCACCGGAGGAGACTATATCGATTTGATTACTGCATACCTTATGACTGGCAGCTCAGAGATGGTAGCGATCCAGAGATACACGGTCCAGGATCCTATGGAAAGGTACAAGAATTGAGTAAGATTATTAAAGCCGGTACGGCTACGCCAAGGGCGCCTAGGTACTTGATCTATGGGCGTAGTAAGCAGGGCAAAACAACGTTCGCCTGTACTGCGCCAAATGTCTTGGTGCTAGACCCGGAATCCGGCACCCGCGACGGTGTGTCCGATGTGGACGTTTACCCCGTCGAGCGCTGGCAGGATTGTGATGAGGCCCTTAAGTTTTTGAGGGGCTCGGACCACGGGTACGACTGGATTGTCGTTGACGGGTTGACCAGGATCAACCAGATGTCCCTTAAGCACGTGATGCGCCTCGGGGAGGAGGCCGACCTTTCTAGGGTGCCGGGGATGGTGCAGCTTAAAGACTACGGGCGGTCAGGCGAGCTCATGAAGGGCCTGCTGCTGTCGCTCCACACCCTCCCCGGAGTTGGTATCGTGTATACTGCTCAGGACCGTATGGAGGCGCCCGACTTGAGCGATGACGACCTGCTGGACGAGGACGCCCAGATTCCTGGGGCGAGGTATGTCCCTGACTTGCCAAAATCAGTGCGCGGCGCAGCTACGGCCATGGTGGACTGCATTGGTAGGGTGTATAGCGTTTCTGTGACCGGAACTCACCCGAAGACAGGAAGGGAGGTAACTCAGCGTCAGCATAGGCTGTGGATCGGGCAGACCGAGCAGTACGACACCGGATACAGGTCTCCACATAAAGGGATCCCTGACTACCTTCGTAAACCTACGGTACCGAGGCTCCAAGAGCTTCTCGAGACCGGTAAAATCAACTAACTAAGGAGCTAAAATGTCCAAGATTACTCTCGACTTCAGCAATGTCCGTGATGGTTCTACCTTCTCCCCCCGCCGACTCCCCGAAGGCGCATACTTGGCGACCATCGCAAAGGTCGAGTCCGAGGAATCCAAGGCGGGTAACCCGATGCTTGTCTACACGATCATCCCGGTGGAGCACCCCACAGCGATTTACCCATACTACATCTTGTTGGACGAGAAGCAGCTGTGGAAGTTCCGCGCTCTGCTTTTGGCCGCCGGTAAGGAAGTTCCGAAGCGGAAGGTTACGGTTGATCCAGAGTCGATCGTTGGGAAGCAGGTCATGATTGACTTGGAGGACGCCGAGTGGGAAGGCAGAGAGAAAAGCAACATTGCTGGGGTCTTCAAGCCTGAGCAGCAGCCCGAGCCTGCCAGCGACGGAGAGATCGAGTTCGATGTGGATGAGATCTGATATCTGACAACAATACTGGGAGGGGCTTCGGCCCCTCCCTTAGCTACAGGAGCTAGAATGCAGCCAGAGTACCGAATCGTACGGAATATTAAGAAGCTTATCCGTTCTCGCGGAGGTTGGTGTGTAAAGATCCACGGAAGCCCGTACCAGGACTCCGGGACACCGGACCTGCTAGCCTGCTACAAGGGTAGGTTCATCGCCATTGAATTAAAAACTTCTAGAGGCGTCTCTAGCCCGGAGCAGAGGGAGGCCAAACGAGCCATTACCGAGTGCGGGGGTTACGCGCTCATCACCCACCTGATCGGAGACGTCGCGGATGTCCTCGACGCAATCGACAAACTTTGACGTACTCGCCCGAATTTGGGGCGACAACAGAGGCTATGTGTGGACCCCATGGATCGAGGCCAGATCGTGGGTTAGGCCAAAAGGACCCAAGTACTATGAAGGCCGGGCTTGGCGCTGGCCTGAGCAGGCTGACGATATCCGAGCTCATATAGAGGCCCATGCGGATGACGACCAGTATTTTACGCCTGGAGTGTTTTCGTCGCCACGTAGGGTTACGCAGCATGCCATTCCAGTGCCATGGCTATGGGCAGATCTAGACCCAGTTGACCCGCGTAATACTCCAGGCTTCACGCCAACTATTGCCTGGGAGACCTCACCAGGTAGATACCAGTGCGTGTGGGAGATGCCATACCCAAGGGAAGGCGCTACTGAGCACGGTGGGCCTAACCATAAACTGACAAACTACCTGGGAGCTGATCCGTCAGGCTGGGACGCCACACAGCTACTCCGTATCCCAGGTGCGGCGCACACCAAGCACGGGGAGCATAACGGTAAGCTACTTTGGTCAGACGGGCCGAGGTTGCACTGGAGGCGGCTAGCTGAACTTCCAGAGATTCCCACCCGGGACGACGACGCCGCTATGCAGGCCCTATCTGAGGACGCTATCCGTGGTATTGACCGGGCTGCTGTGTGGGCCCGTGTGCGACCCCTAGTGTCGTCGCATACCCGCGAGCTGATGGCTTTGCGGGATACCAGCGGTCTTGACAGGTCTGAGGCTCTGTGGTCCGTGGAGCGCGACCTAGCGGACGCCGGCTGCTCCGTGCTGGAGATCGTAGCTCTGGTAATGGGGTCCCCTATCGACAAGTATGTTGGCCGGGGAGATCAACTGAGGCGACTCTCTATTGAGGCTGCGAGAGCGGTAGCAGAGCGGCCATCAGAATCCCTTGAGGGAGGAGCGCTCCCCGAGGGTGCTCCTATGTGGGCGTCAGACCTAGCTAGCATTCATGTCCCCAGGCCACGGTGGCTGATCGATGGTATTTGGACCCGCGGAGGGTGCGGATTTGTATCCGGAGCGCCGAAGTCCTATAAGTCGTGGCTGTCACTAGATATGGCTGTATCCATTTCCACAGGCCAGCCGCTGCTAGGTACGCACCGAGTGGTATCCCCAGGACCGGTGCTGTATCTGCAGGAAGAGGACTCTCTCGCCACGGTGGTGGATCGATTGGATGCAATCGTTGATGGTCGCGCGCCTAAGTCCCACTGGGGCGGTGTGCTATCTGCGGATGGAGGCACTGTTACATGGGCGCCGGGACTCGGGGTGCCTATTGATATCCAGGCCCACACTGGAGTAGTGCTGTCTGACCCCCGCTGGATGGCGTGGCTGTCTGAGCGGGTACGGACCTACGAGTATCGGGCCGTAGTGATCGACACTCTAACTACTACTGTCGGGGACGTGGACCTAGATAAAGCTGTGGACCTCCAGACGCGAGTTCTAAGGCCTCTCCGCGAACTGGCGCAGACGTATGACTGCGCTGTGATCATCGTGCACCACAGCCGGAAGAACACTCAGGGGGGCAGGCGCGGGTCCAACATGCTCGGATCCGTGGCCCTCCATGGTTGGGTGGATTGCGCCTTGTACCTGGACAGGAATGAGGAGTCAGGTGTGATCACCGTATCGCCCGAGGGTAAGAACGACCCTGCAGAGGGTTGGTCTATGCGAGTGCCGCGTGTTCATCGTGATTGGAAAACCGGTATCCGGGCAGTGTGGGCACCGGAGATCGTAGACGGAGCATCAGAGGCTCCCGCGCCGCAGGTGGCCGGCGGTAAGATCGCTGAGATAGTTCGTAGCATGGGTGGCACCGCTAATGCTGAAGCCTTGAGGAGTGTTGTTGGTCGTGGGTTTTCGCGGCAGATCACAGCGGCGCTGTCTAATGGACTCGTTCAGGAGGTCACCCGGGGAGTGTTTGCCGTAGTCAAGTCGAAATGAGCAGTTTTAACTGCTCGTTTATTTACGACGCGGCTTGGCGCACGGTAGTGTTTAAACCATGGAAAACATTAAGTACCTAGAAGACCTGATTCTCGACCACGGGAAAGCCTTTTATGGCTCTAAGGGTCCGGAATACGCCGCTAAGAAGTGGGTTGAAGCCCTCCCTAATGCGGATCTCGCCGACTTCCACGAGTGGTTTTACCGGGGATTCTACGTTCCGGAGGTAGCTAAGGCTCTTTCAGACGCTGGGGTTTACCCTTGGGAAGTGCCGGCCAATACTGCCTATGACCTGTGCTGCGGTGATCTCTCAGTCAATCTTTTTCTGCAGACAAGGTAGAAGGTCTCGAGCGCTAGATTCATGGTAACCGGTGCGTCTAAGCACTAATCAATATTCGCATACAAGAGGAGCTAAAATGGGTAGCGAAAACGGGTACGTCAAATCAACCACCGTCTGGTTTACTGATCTCGAGGATCTCGTCACACCGCTGGCGGTCCACGCGGTCGCTGCATGGGATCGTCTTGAACTGCCACACGAGGAGCACGAGTGTGAGGTCACCATCCGCGCATGGATGACCCAGCGCCTTCAGGTTTACTACACCTTGACGTTGGACTACGACTGCGATACCGAGGTCTTCGTGGCAGAAGGGTACAGTATCCCTGTGAGGTCTGCTGATGGTGTCGACTGGTCTGAGCGTGCCGAAAACGGCGTGTGGACCGATATCACGTCTATGGTAGGTGAGGACGCAGCTGACCTCCTCACCGGTACGGACCTCGTCCGCTGGATGAGGGCTATGTCACGATGAAATCTCTCGGTAGATGCTCGTACGAATTCCTCGAGACATTCCGTATCGGGGATATCGAGAATGGCAAACTGAAGTACTCCCAGAGAGCCATTGATCTGATGAGTTCGAGTGGCATCGATGACCGTAATGTTACCCATTACGCGAAGGTTAGGGTGACATCAGGACCTCCATGTCATGCGATGTTGACGCTGACGCTACTTCCATACGGAGAACCTCTCTACGTAGACACAATATGCCTGGAGAGCAGCTCTTGGCTTGGGCTAGTTCCTGTAATCCTCTCGTACATATCAGGTTCTCTAGGTGAGACTGTTGGTGACCGAGTGCTTCATCGCCACGCTGGACGGTTGGCCGAGTGGCTCGAGTCAGTAAAAGCTATCTCTGAGACCTCCAACTAAGACTTGGCTCACGATCCCCCTCTAAGTGAGTCGAGGAGATCCCCCAGTCAAACGACTGGGGGATCTTTTTATCACCACCCAAGGAATATCGGGATATTGACGATCAGTCTTCCATGCTCGCTATCCAAGTTGGACCCGTAGACTTCAATGGTGTCACCGGATTTGGTGGGGTTGGCCCACACCGAGCCCCCTGTTATAGACAGTGTTTCGGATAGGGTCTTAACGCTGATACCCTCCCCAGAGAACGAGGCGAGTTTATGGGGCCACGAGGTACCGACAGCTTCGTCTATCCTGAGATCTAGATGGATGTTTCCCGCGCCGTGGACACACGTCAAAGTTACGCGACCGTCTGGACTCTTGTCTCCAGCCCCTGATTTAACACCATCCCCGAAAGACCCGACGAGGGTCTTGGTTGGCCCCGGCTCCTTAGGAACCGTGACAGTTATCTTCATTTTACCTGAGACGATACTGGACCGGACCGAGTACGAGGTTCCATACTCGATAGCTACAGGCCACATAGGGGTCCACGGGACCTTGATGTCAAGTTCGGTTCCGCCGCCCTCCTGCCTAGCCGTGATACCACCTACGCTGTCGTACCACACAGTGCCGCCAGTGATACTGGATGACCCTCCGCCCCCACCAGCTCCTGGAGGTCCGGGAGGCCCTGCCGGTCCGGTGTCACCCTTAGGTCCCGGGTCCCCTTTAGGACCTTTCTCCCCGGCGGGGCCGCGCTCGCCGGGAGGACCTTGAGGACCAGTATCACCAACTGGACCTCGAGGTCCCGGTTTACCCTCGGCGCCGTCCGCGCCCTTTGGCCCAGGAGGTCCATCCGCACCTTTGGGCCCGGGGTCTCCCTTCTGACCAGCCGAGGCAGGGATCTCGTACGTATCTGTAGAGTCCTGTCCGACCACAACGAGCTTAGAGCCCTCGATACGGACGCTTCTCACTCCGGGAACATACGTGCCGTTGGTTGGCGGAGGCTGGAGCCCCTCCTGGGACGCCATCCCCCCGATGTCATACGTATGATCGGCCTCCACACGCACCGGGGCATACGTACGAGCCGCCGTACCGGACGACAGCTGCAGAGTCCACGTCACACCAGCCACCAAGTGGACATCACCGACCTCCCCAGTAGGGTAAACACGGCGAGTCACCGGCGATACTCCCACAGAGATGCCGCCAAGAGTCACCACGCGCTCGTGCGGTGTGGCAGTCAGCCACCACACCGTCCCGTCATCCTCGATCTGTGCCACACGGCCCGTTATTCTGCCTGTCGCCATATAACCTCCAAACAAAGAGCCCCCGGCCGAGCGGCCAGGGGCTGCGGACACCACCTACTAGCACAGTATAGCACGAGCAGTTTGAATTGCTCATTCGTTTAAACGGCTACTTGGACGTGCTATGGTAGTACCCATGCAGAAAACCTACTTGAAGTACATCCTTCCAGCCGTCAGCATCGTAGTCGGTATGACCATGTGTGTCGCCTACTCTCTCGGTCAGGAAGACCCGGTCATGCTGTGGGGAGGACTTCTGCTGATCACTGCAGTATCTATGGCGACGTACGCCCTGTTCGATGATTCAGAATGAGCAGGAGAAAACCCCCGCCACATGGCGGGGGTTTTCTCTGTAGGTTACTTACCAGCGACCCGATCAGCGTCAGCAATCGACGTCAGGACCGACGCCAGACCGGCGGCGGCAGCAACAGACAGGGTCTGAACCCAGTCCACGGACAGGATGCCGACTGCACCGACGCCCAGAACCGCGACGACGCTCTGCGCCACGGTCTTCAGGGCGCGCTCGGCAGCACTGACCCAAAATTCGCGAGTAAACATACTCACCTTACCTCTCTCTTCGATTTCCCCATGGCGGGGCCCTTCTTCGATGCCCGGAGCGGACACCGGTTGGAACAGGATCTCCTGTTCCCACCAAAAGCTCTCATGCCAGTCATCCATGATGGACGGGTTGACACCAGCCTGCACCACAAGATGGACTGGAACGTCATATGGCACGTGAGGGGACTCGAGCTCTCGAACCACCCTGTCGTCCACAGACCACACGACACGATGCTCGTCGATCTCAAGCTTGTAGCGGTGCCATTCAGACACGTCTACGTCTACCATAAGCGGAGCATGGTCCGGGGCACCAGTGTCTGGGTTAGGCCAGTGAAGATTGGTCATCGTACGACCGTTACCGACACGACCTTCTAGGACGTTAATCTCTCCCTTGGGCCAGATCTTATCGTCCTGAGGCCACAGCATGGCTACCAGTTCAACACGGTCAGTTGCGGGAGCCTTCAAGTCGAATTCCCACACCCCCTTGGCGGGGGTGTTATAGGTTCCTGACCACGATGGACAGAGGAGGCTATCCTCTACGGAGCTCTGGTGGTCCACCATAGCTGCCCTGAAGAGCTGGTAGGACGCCCGATCAAACTTGAAGCCTAGCCGAAATGTCCTGCCGTCCTGCTGGAGCGTAGTCATCTCTTGGCTGAAACGGCCCAGAGTCCCATGCGCGGGACGTTGGGCTGACCACCCACCATAAGTAGTGTGGCCAAGTAGCTCAGTGCTCACCCTCAATCCTCCTAATCCTCTCCGAGAAGTCATCTAGCCTATTAGACGCCCTAGACATCTCGGAGGTAATCCTCTCATTGAGGAGTATCGTGTGACGGTTAAATCGTCCGAGCTCTGCGTCCTGACGCTTTTGGGCCTCCTGGATTAGAAGAATAGCCTCTGCGTTCTGCTTGCTAATATTAAGAACTCGCTTGATGTCGTCCCTGAGGGACGACCCGCCATTAGTGTACTGCTGGGAGAGGACCTCGGCTGTGTCGCGTGCGGTCTTGTCAGCCTGCTGCCGAAGGTCCCGTATCTCAGCAAGCACTTTCATACCGCCGAAAAGCGCTGTCAGTAGCGCAGCCAATCCCGCCAAGAGTCCCCCCAGCAGCTCCCATGGTGGAGCTGGAATTGTGATCACTGACTAATCTTTTCAAGAATAGCCTCTACGCCAGCCGAGAGCTTGTCGATCTTAACCTCAAGCTCCCGCACCTTAGTCTTGGTATCAGCAATCTCCTGATTCACAGGGATGGTACCCTCAGCACCGCCACGGCGGACGTCTGCGAGGTCCTGAGCCAGCTCGCGCACGCGAACAGCCAAGTCCCTCACCACCTGATCAAAACGTCCAGCATCCGGGATATAGGTTCCCCACACAGACCGGTCAACAATAGCGGCAATACGGTTAGCCGATTCTTCGTTCACTTCAAGTTCCTCCTTAACGTAAGTGTTAAAATTGAGGGCTGGGACAGATCCGTTGCTGTCCTCGAAAAATACGTGGATATGATCCTCATGGCGGTCACTAATACCAGACCTACTACCACTCAGCTGAGTCCATGTGCCGTACCTAGTTTTCCAGATACGGTTCTGCCAGATGATGTGGCGGATATGCATCTGGCTAGCGTTAGCCATAAGCCACGCCAGAATAGCTTCACCGGCTTCGCGGTATACCCCAGTAGACCTCACACCTACCTCTGGGGCGCAGATGATATCCAGCGCACGACCTGTCCCGTGCTCATCAGGCCACTGACCAGAATCTGGGTATGCCCCGCCCATACTATGCGTATCCCAGCCGCGACCAATCCAAATCATGGGGAATGTCTTACGTGTACCCCAGTAGACGCTCGAAGCAAGCGCCTTCACAATAGCTCTTGAGTTGCTACTTACGTACCTGTCCCAATCTGCTGGTGCCCCCATACAGTCACCTCCTAATCCACTCTACCTGCGCGTGGCACACACCGCACCACGTAGCAGTACCGTCGAAATACATATGCGCCCCAACATGATTACATTCAGGGCAGTCAGATATGAGAATACACTCGCCCATCAGCGCATCCAAAGAACAACAGCAGAGACGGCGGCAGAGCCACCAGTGAGAGCTCCACCAGACGCCAGATAAGCCTGAGTAGACACAGTCAATATCTGGCCAAGCCCGGTAATGTAGAATGGCCATGTGATTCCAGCAGGAACATCTGCAGAGCCCATCATGGACATCATCTGCGGGCTGTACTGAGACCCGCACTGCATCCTGCCGTAGCACCATCCCTGAGCCTGATTGGCGTCATACCTTGGGGCAATAGTGCCGCCGGCGAGAACCACAGCTCGAGTGGCCCACGGGGCGCATGGGATGCCCACACTAGCAGCGGCGCCCCACGACGACCCAGGCTGCCACGAGCTATTGCTATTCGAGTACGACTGGGCGCTGATTTGTTCCCTCAAGGCATCGGGGCCGATAAGGCCCTTACCGATCTCCAGCGTGCCATCAAAGATCGCTGAACCGGATACGTGGAGTGTCCCACGGGTCATCTTGATGTCGCCAGAGCCAATTGTGGCCGCAAACTCCGCCATTCTAGACTCGAGCATATCCAGCCTATCAACTACAGCGCGCAGACCAGCGTCATCACTAGGACGATCAATAGTCCTCGGATCAATAGCCACTCGTGACCCCCTGCAGGATAGGCTTAATCTTTAGAATCTGGCCTGATACTGGGTCTGGGTCGGCCACCCACCCAAGTAGCCTCGCGCGCAAATTCATGTTTACTTCTGGTAAATCAGGATTCCTCAGCTCTACCTCAATCATATCACCAATCTCGAAATCCCTGGTGGGGATACAGTCGTCTAGAAGAACCTCGATCGCATAAGATGACGTACCGTCCTGTTGATTATATCTAGCCGTATCGACATACCCCCTGATGATGTCCGGGTTTTTGGACCCGGTGTCAGGGCTCCATCGTCGTTCGATACGGAGGAAGTTAGCTGCAAGGTATGTCTCGGCTTGAACCGTATACATATACCTATCATCGCCCTCACGGTTGGCCGTACCAGTGAAGATGGTGGCCCCCTTACCGTCGGTATAGTCCTCAGTCTTAGTCCAAGAGCCGCGCGTGAGGATACACGTTACGTCGGACGAGCCTAGACGGTCTGCTACCACAGCAGTGAACTTCAGGTTCCCGCCCTCATCCAAGTGCCATCTAGTAGTGAATTCGCAGCCGTTTCGCGTGCTCATGAGGTTCTGCAGGCCAGTTAGGCAGGTCATATCCTGGTCGTTCGTATACGTGCGATCACCGCGCGCCCCAGGCAGCTCCTCCACAGACCCAGAGAACTCCTGGGCTAGCCTGTCAATCCCGATCTTACGCGCAATCTCCGTGTAGGGCCTCCCACGGTACTCACCAGCAGCGATGTAGTTCCGAGCCAGCCAACCCTCAGCTGGTTGTAGGCCTAGTTCGATATATGGGCCAGAGCCGTACACACGGCGGTCTACCCATCCAGCCCACACCACGTGCTGCGACCCACCAGACTCGGCAACCGCTGCCAGTACGGCCCTAAGCGGCTGCGTGGCCACCTGCCACAGCGGCGGGAGGCGGTCTGTGGTCGGGAGCTCCAGTGATGCCTGATCTGCGCGCCCCATGATGTGGGAGATGCTGCCCTTTACGCGCGCGCCCGGGAGTTCCGTAATGGCTCTCCCGGTACGCTCGAATGAAAACCACCTAATACCCATGTCAGCCGTTGTCCGTGGCGACCCAGTTGACACTCACCTGAGATCCGGTATCCACGAATACCGAAAACTCCGTTGCCGTAATGTTGTAGACCTTCGGGGCGTTCCAGCCAACCGATCCAGCTGCGGAGTTGATACTTACTACGACCACGGGAGGGGACTGAAAGCGGCCGGGGGGCAGCGGCACTACCTTCGTGTAGTTGCCGTACCCGCCAGCAAGGACACTTCCGGCAGCAATCTGAGGTACTCGCGGAGTCTCATCTTTGTAGGCCAACTGGCGCCAAGTAGACCCTGTCCACACCAAGAAGGAGTTCTGCTTAGTGACGTAGATAGGAGTGCCTGGGCGAAGCGCATACCCAGACGGCGCGTTAGTGCCGACCACAGGGATAACGCCGCCGGCGGCAGACGTGTACTCCCTAATATCCGAGACCACAATGCCCCCAGCAGACCGCACCCGAGCCTCAGCTAGCTGGAGCACCCCAGCAGGAACAGCCGGAGCGACAGGCGCTGGAGACGCCGTACCGCCGATAGCAACCGCTACCGTCTGGTACCTCCCGGACGAGTCCACAGAGCCGTCTTCGACCTTGACCCCAATCAAGTCGATGCGGTCATAAGACGGATGCTTAGCGGCTAGTGTCACGGTGTTGCTGGAGCTGGAGGAGACCCAGTAAGACCCGTTGGTACTCTGCGCCGGCGTGACCACACCGCACCCCGATGACACCAACACGTTAGAACCGGACGCGGATACCGAGAATCCGGAGATAACACCTGCCCGGCACGCATTCGTGTGGGTATCGTGTGTCATCGTGGACCCCACAGCTGCCCGGCGGAAGTCTGCAGGCTGGATCGGGATATTATTGCCAATAGGGACGACTGGATCAAAAGCCATTACATGATCTCCTTAACAGTTACAGTTGCCTTGCTGACCTGATTATACTCGGATGCGCTATATCTAATAGTCCAGTACCCATCACTCAGGCTCCCAGGCCACTCACGTATAGACGGGATAGCCGGAGACGACCCGCCAAGCAGCGCAGACCTCCTGAGTGGGTCAACTACAAGTGTTTCACCGTACCCGAGAGTAAGACCATCCCACGTAAGCACATATCCGTCCTGCCCTTGAGTGATAAGAATGGACGGTGACGTGACGAGGCCTTTGATCTCGATGATAAGTCGAGCCGCGTGCGGGACGTAGACTGTTACCTCTCCTGTGGTCGTTGTAGTGCCCCACTTGATGGGGAACGTCCACGGGAATACGAGGCCGCCAGACACCTTGTGGAGGCCAAGTTCGTATGTCTTCTGGCCTGAGCTATCAAGGCTCCCATCAGGACCCTGACCGCCCCTGAACCACACCGGATCGGGGGAGGTAACTTGCGTATCCCATTGGAAGACCTTTGCTTCATTGAGCCACTTTACCGTGAGCCCACCACTGCGGATAATCTGCATAGACTGCCATCCCGCAGCAGTGAGCACAGACACCCAGAAAAGCCCGTCCCTAAGGCTCTTCCTGAGGAGCTTAAGTGCGGCTTGAGCGTCCTCTGCGGTCTCCCCGATATATGTGCCTGACAATGCACCTGACATAGCCCCGCTATAAGGGTTAGTAATCCACACCCCGTCCATCTGAGTGCGCTGCCCGGACTGGTAAACCGACGCCGGCAGTCCCCACAGGCCTACCTCAGAAGTCACCCACTTATCGAGGTCGTTGATGTCGAGCCCGCGTACCACCACGTTCCTCATGCGAGCCTCCTGAGAGCCTGGGACACAGCCACAGCTGTGCTATATGGATCAACATTGTACGTGTTTACGTTAATACTACCACTATTCGACCTATAGTCATTTATGGTTGCACCGGCGCTATCTGGGATAATGTCCCTAGCTACCTGAGCAACGCCCTTAGCCTTCGACTCAAGGTACCCCTGCTGACCAGCGATAGAATCAGCGAAGTCGGTGACGATAGCTTCACCGGAGTAGGTCACATACCCCCGACCAGAGAAGGGGCCCCACTTAGCCGGGGAGAACGGCCACAGCCCGCGAAGGCTCTTCATACCATCTCGGACCCAGCCGGTGAGCTGATCCCACTTCTCACGAATACCTTTCAGGAATCCGTCCACAAGTGCCCTACCGGAGTTGATTAGCTGGCTACCGATGTCCCCAATAGATGTGGTGATCTTGTTAGGGATGTCCTCGACAAACGATGTGACATCATTCCATCCACTTGTAATGCCTTCCAGGAACCCGTTAGCGCCACCGAGTGCACTCATTAGGAGGTCCTGCCCAAGTGAGGCCAAGGCGTTTACTACCTTACCCGGGAACTCCGCGATCCACTTTAGAGCGTCATTCAAGACCCCCTGAGCAGCTTCGAGGAAGCCGTTGAACCATTCGGAGGCCAGCTTCGGCAGCTCAGCAAGCCCACCCAACAGTTTCATAGCCTCTTCTGGGAATGAGTCGAGGAACTCCTTAAGCCCACCAAGAGGGGCAACGGCGGCGTCCACCCACTCTTTAGCCCACTCGAACGAGAGTATGTCACTAACGAACTGGGTGACGCTGTTGATGATGCCGTTGAAAAATTCTCCTACCCACGCCCAGAACGCATTCCAGGCGTCCACTACGCCCTGCCAGCAGCTGGACAAGAATGCCACGGTGGCAGACCACACGCCGTTAACCCACTGAACCACCGCATCCCAGTTAGTAATGAGTAGGTACAGCGCAGCAGACAGGAGTCCGATTCCGGTAATAATCCATGTGATAGGGTTCGCCAGCATGGCTGCTGTGGCAGCCCAGATAGCTGTCGTTATGCTGTACAAACCAACCAGGAGAAGTCCTGTAAGCAGTGTTGCTAGTGCGCCAAAAACCCAGGTGTTCTCCCGGACCCAGTTACAAAGGTCCTGGAACTTAGGGATAAGCTCCGAAACAGTGTCTCCAAGCCATGTGAAAACCTCTGATCCAAGTGGCTCAAGGGCCTCAAGAGCCCTGTTCTTGAGCAGGTCCCACTGCTCCGAGAAGTCCATGGTCTCCTCGGCCAAACCCAGGATAGAATCGTCTGTGGCACCAATGGATTTCATCATGTCACCGGCTGATATCTGGCCCGTTTTCATGGCCTCAATGAACTGCTGGGCACCACGGGTGCCGAAGATCTTAGACGCCAGTTCGAGAGCGGCAGCTTCATTACCCTTATCCAAGAAGCCCTGGATCTCTCCTGTGACCCTCTTGAAAGCTTCCTTGGGTTCTTCGCCCTTCTTGGCCAAACCAACCAGGCCCTTACCCAAGGCAGTAGTGATCGCGCCTGAGTTAAGACCAGCCTTGTCGAAAGCACCCATCATAGCGATGGTATCTTCAAAGCTAAATCCCAGTGTCTTCATACTAGGAGCGGCCTGCTGAGCCATCGAGGCGAGGTCATTCATCCCCACACCCGTGGCCTGAGATACCCGGAAGAGGTTATCCATAGCGTCGATAACCTTATCGCCTTCAATACCGAAGGCGGAGAACGCTGCCGAGGTCTTCTGGATGTTAACATCCTCCCCGAGCAAACGACCGGCCTCGAGATACTGCGAGGCTACTTTCTCGAGGGTGTCCCCGGAGAGTCCTAGACGGGTATTCAGGTCAGCCACAGTAGACCCGATCTTGGAGTACTCCGCCGGTACGGACCGTCCGATCCTCTTTGCAATGTCAACCATGCTCTGAAGAGACTCACCGGAAGCGCCGGTACCCACACGGATAGTGTCGTTTACGTCGTCGAATACTGCGCCGACGTCGTAAAGGCCTTTGCCAAGTCCGGCAAGTAGACCTCCAGCTAGGGTAGGCAGGGCCCACCCATTAAGACCTTCGGCAAGCCTCTCAGAGAGCTTTTTGCCACCCTCCGCACCCGCGCTATCCGCTGCACCTGTAACCGCATTTGATATCTCATCGGTTATCTTCTTCTCTGACCCCTGCATAGAGGGGACAAGCTGAAAATACCCAGTTGCAAGTTCTACACTACCCATTAGTCCACCACTCGTCGAAAGCCTCTGGAGCTATGGGATCAGCCCCAAAGCGCTTCACACTCTCATCCTTATCGCCTGGTCTAGGCACCGGCTTAGGTTTGGGCGAGTTCTTATTGCCTCCACGCTGCCAATTGCCCGCATTGAGGAGGTCAATAACGTTGGCCATCATATAATCGGCCACTCCCCACGGTGCTCCGAGGACCGCTGCCAAGTGAGACCCTGGATCGGCTGTGTATATTACGGCTTTGAGGTCGGACCACGTAAAGCGCTCCGACCCCAAATCCCTAATCCTAAGGCCCCTGCGAATTAGCTCACCCTCCACAGCCACATGGTGAGCCATCACGATAGCCAGGAGCCCGATTATTCCCCCGCTGAAATACCAGAGTGGTCCGCCCAAGCTTTCATCAACTCGCCAGCCTGGGTCTCATCGATCTTGTCCAGGATACCTGGGCAATACCGGTCGAGCAGCTTCATCTGAGCCTCAGCAGCGGCTACCACATCCTCAGGGCGCGGCTCGCGCTTACGCTTCTGGGCCTCGGCGAGAGGCCTAGCCGCTTCAGAGAGACCCATACGGACGCCAATAGGGAGCCTATTGAGATTGGGGACCTCATAGACCTTCTTCTCGCCGGGAAGTTTGAACCGGAATTTCTCGCTCTGGGTAACGTCAGAGGCACTAAGCTCGAAAACGTCACTCATGCGGACACCACGCCATCATCGAGGAAGATGTAGATGGAGTTACCGCTCTTGTCCGGGTAGCACGACAACGTAACAGGCCATTTAATAGCATCCGTGGCACTGAATGTGATGGTATCAGTGCTGGTAACCTGCCCGTCAGGGACGAAGATCAAGATCTTTGAGACACCATCCTTCATCTTGAAGTACCAGCTCTTGTGGGGCAGCTCGTCAGCCTTGATCTTGACCGTAGTCCTAGTACCCGTAGAAGAGGTTGCCGCAGTGACCGTGACATTAGACTCACCCGCGAAGTTCTTCAGGGACTGCTCATTGGTCTCCAGCTGAGTCCACTTCAACTCCCCGGAAAATGTTTCGAGAATCTTTTTGACGACAGTCCCGGACCAGTCCTTGATGTCATTGGTAGAGCGGTCGACCGTCAGCTCAAGGCCATCCTCAGACACATACCCAGCGTCCACAGCCTCGGTCGGGATAGTGTCACCAGCATGTGCCGGGACGGTGGTCTGAAGCTTCGGAGAAGCCAAAATAGCGCCGGTCACAGCCTGATCAGGCCGGCCCGCAAAGATGTTAAGGTTATTAACAGCCATTACATTCCTCCTTATATAGTAATGCCGGCCACATGCAGCCGAATAGCGAAAGAGTATCTAGAGACCCCGGTCTGCGGGTCTGGGTCAGGGTACGGGGCTACAACAACCCGGCAGTTATGACAGGGGTACTTTCCAACCCACCCATCCAGCGGGAGCTGCTCAAGCAGCTGCAGCACCCGGGCAGCCAGCCGGTACGCCCCCATATCGTCCTGCAGAGTAGTACCCCAGCATGAAATAGATATCTGGTGCACAGAGCGCCGGGGATCGAGGATCTCACCACCTGTGGCACGGACCACCACCAGTGGAGACTTTCCGATCCTGTCGGCTTTACCAGCGGCCCGGATGCCATCCTTGGAGTTCAAAAACCGAATGACTGCCGTCTCCACATCGGGGCGAATCGACACACTCAAGACAAACTCCCAAAAGCCGCAGTAAGTACCTTATCCTCTGCCTCCATTATATGCCCTTTTTTGGTCTTTGCCCTAACAGTAACCCTAGACCTATGCGCGCCGTCGTACTCGGAGTAACCGAAATCATCATCCCCTGCCTGAGCGACCATCTGCTCGCCCCAAGATCGGAGCTTGTCTTTAACTTCTGGGCTTTTACGCATAGCATCGAAAGCCTCATAATTAAACACCAGCTTAGTAAGTGCTCCGGCCACATCAATCAGCCCCCACCAAAAACACGCATGTATGGTCCAGAATAGACCCTGTATCCCACACCTGTGGGTGGGCGTCAACCCTGTATTTCGGAACGTCATCATCAGCCCACACGGAGTCGAACCGGCCTGTATACCGGGATACGACATCAGCTGTCAGCACGACAACATAGTCCCATCGAAAAATAGATGTTCCAGCCGGCATCCATGCTGTGTAAGCCACTTTGCCATCGCCCTGGTATGACCCCTCGAGGCCATCCATGAGACCGGGCTGAACCGAGCAGCCCGGGACGATTGCACGGGTCGTTACCCGTCCGTACTCCCACTCGCCACGGTCATTCGTCTTGCGCTCAGGCACCCCGATAATGACCGTGTTAGTCATCATCCTGACGATACTCATGGACGCTCACTAAGGGTGTAGGGAGCTAGCACACGACGTACTCCGGCACTGACATCCAGCTGGCCACCAGCAGTCCCGTATGAGGCCGAGATTGAGCCCACAGACTCCTGGGTTCTACCGAGAGGGCTAGCCCACGACGCCAGTACCACGGACATGACAGCGCTTGCCACAGCCCCAGGAACTTCGTCATATCCGTGCGTCATCGTGACCTGCACAGCACCTAGACGACACGGCAGCGCTTCCTTAACCTCCACCATCCCCCTAGGAGACCACCCATCGATGGCCAGCTCACGACCGTCTACGGCAACCGTAGGACGACTGACAAGGCGCAGAGTCGGGAGCACCAGAAGATGCCCTCCGCGTGTATCCATAATCACCGTGTGGGTCTCTACCCCAGCGATATGCCACCCACACACATCTCGGACGGTGTCCGAAGCACGTTCGATCCAACCCTGAAGACCTGGGCTGGATGCAGGAACCCGGCCCAGGCTAGCTTCTGCCAGCTGGGCCGGGGTGACAAGTGCGCTACTTGGCACGCGTCTTGGTTTCCTTCTCGTTGTCCTCTGCTGCGTGCTGGGGAGCGACCCCGAGACTAGCAGCGTCCTCATCGGACAGCTGGATCGTCACAGGGTCACCGTGCAGCAGGATCTCATAGATATCCATCAGACCTCACTTGGACAGGTCAACCTTCGCGAATGCGAGGGGCTGGCGAACAGCAAGCAGCTCACGGAGCTCGAGACGAGTCGTGACAATGTCCTTGACGAAGTTGTCAGCGTGGCTAGTGGTGGTCTCCACGCGGACGCCACCCCGACGGTACAGAGTCGCAGCGCTCTTGAAGGAGCCGACCAGTGCGGTATCAGCTGCCATCGCAGGAGTGACGACAGTGGTCAGGCCCCACAGGTTCGGGTACAGCATCAAGCCGTCCTGGTTGTAGGCACCGGAGAACATTCCGCCGCCGTAGTACTGGCCAGCCTGGTCCTTTGCGAGACGCAGCTTCTCGTAGACGGCCGGGTTTACCACCACAGCATCAGCCGTGTATCCGGTGCTGCGACCGATAGCGGAGATACCCTTAAAGATCGCGTCTGCTTCAGTGTCCGTGCCCTTGGTGAGCGCCTGAATACCAGAGGTGTTCAGGACACCGCGAATGTCGGCACCAGTGCCTGTACCCTGCAGCAGGCCGTACTCCTCGGCCAACTGAAGCTGGTAGACGCCGCGGCCGTTGATCTCGGAGACCAGGAAGGCGAAGTCCTCGAGCATCTCATCCGAGTACTGCACGAACCCGCAGATCTTCTTGTACGGAGAGGTAACAACAGTCGGGTCACCAATGTGGATCTGAGGCTTACCCTCTGTCTCACCCTTGAAAGCAACATTACCCTCGAGCGAACCCTCGACCAGCCACGAAACGGCAGACGTATCTGTGGTACCCTGAGAGAACAGGTCAGCAACCTGCAGGCGACGACGGGTGGTGACCAGACCGGGAATGAACTCAGTCGACCACGCAAGTGCGTCCTGAGGGGTCTTATGGATGTCGCCGGCGTCTTTGGTGCCCAGCCACTCCGGGGTAGCAACGCTGTTGCCACGGGTCCCCTTCAGCTGCCTCAGACGCGGTCCGGCTGCTTTGACCACAAACTCGCCGAGAGTCTTAGCGGCAGTGTCCTCCGAAGCCTTCTCCTCGACGACATCGATGCCTTTGATGGAGTCCATGATGTTCTTGGACTCCATCAGGCTGTTCAGGGTCTCACGGGAAGCCGCCAGCTCAGCAGCCAGCCCCTTGACCTCGGCCACACGGTCACCGAAACCGCCATTTTCAGCAGCCTCAGCAGCGGCCTTTTCAAGCTTCTCATTCAGGCCCTTAATGTGGGCCTGCAGTGCACTAATATTCACTGATCCTCCTTAACGCCCAACAGGGCCATAATTTCGTCCATGGGTACCCCCAAGGACTTCTCCTCAACCTTTTCGGGCTCCTCGTCGCCGTAGGCGTCAAGAAGCTCACCAAGAGCCTCGTAGGCCCTCCTAATCAAGTCCATGTTCTTGGCCGAAATAGCACGGCCAGCTTTAACCTCAGTAATCTGAGCCTCCCGATTCGCTGGGATTGGCACAACAGAGATTTCGTACAGCTCGAGCTCCAGCAGCTCATAACCCTCGTCAGTCATACGGGCATTAATAACGCTGTATCCGAAGCTTAGCGAGTCAAGCCGGCCATCCTTCAGCTGCTCGTACACCACACGACCGTAGGTGTCTCCGGAGAGGTCGAGCTTTGCCCTGAAGAAGAGGCCGTGCTCATCCTCACGAAGCTCGATAACTCGCCCAATATTGGCCTTAGGGTCCTCCATGTTATGGCCGTAGAAGACTGGAATCACCTTCCCGGTCTCGAGCATCTTTGCCAGGAACTTAGCAAAAGCGCCCTTAACGACAATGTCACCATAGGAGTCAACATTGCCAAACACTGAGGCATATCCGCTAATCACGCCCTCTTCAGTGTCGGACGCCTTTACCTTTACGTCGAAAGCTTTAAGCTTCATTTCCAGTTCACCACCACTTCACACTGACAGTTTGCTACTTCTGCGGGATCACCGGAAGCGGAATCACCCGGCCACCTGAGCCCATTCGAGAACTCTTCGTCAATACCCACAGTCTCGCCGTTAATGGCGGCGTGCTCTGATCGAGGATTTCCGCTAGTAGTTATCCACGTCTTAGTCGCTGCGCCATTCTGACGGCCGGCCTCCAGACGACCCCACGAGTAGTCCCACAAGGCAAGCCCAAGACCAAACACCTTGGCAGCCTCATCCCCATGGTCGGGAGAGTCCTCCCACGCCTTCTCCACACCGTCAGCGCGGGCCTCGAGATAATCTTCAGTGCGGTCGACGTCATAATCGCCAGAGCCATGCTCACGCACCATACTGCGACCAGCTCTGGACGTAGCACCCATACTAATAGCCTTCAGCTTCTTAGCCCTACCAGCGTCTTTAGAGCCGCCCGAGAGCACGCCCATATACTCTCGGGCGACCCCAGCAACCCAGTCAGGAAGAGCCCTCCCCGACTTCGACCGTACCCCGGAGCCGGAGGGTACGGAATCTTGCGGACTAGCCTGCCCACCAACCAACACATTAAGCGGGGTGACGATATCGTCACCCCCGTCCACAGCCCGGAGGTTGAGGCGTGCCCTAGCCTCATTGGCGCTCATGTATGGGCGCCCCACAGAGGACTGGAGGAACTGAGCCTGGGCCTCAAAATCACCCTGAAGCTTCTCTGCAACGTTGAATTCCAGATAGATGCCTTCCTCGGCCCCCATTATCGGCAGAAGCCAAGCATTGAATGCCGACTCAAGCTGCGCGATAATTGGGCCGAGGGTGTCGCCATAAAGCATCTTCCGGAATTCACGCACGTTCGAATAGTTAGCGTTGTCCAGCACCCCAACCATGGTCGGGTTAATATGGAAAACGCTAGCCACAGTGGTGAAGGACAGTTTCAGGCCCTCAATGTACTGCTGCTCATTAGCGGTAAAGTCGACCCTCTTGAGGGTCATACCGTCCTCAAGGATAGGCGTCCCACCAGCTCGCTGACCGTTACCAGTGTACTTGGAGTACCAATCCTCTCGGAACGTCTCGCGGGCTGCGTCAGACCATCTTGGGGCTCCGACCGGACGTTCCAGCACTGAGGATACTCGGCCGCCTCGAGCCCACAGCTGGCGCCGGTACTTCATGGCCTGAATCTGCTCAGCCAGTACATCCTTCAATGCATCAATAGCGGGGCTAACACCGGTCACGCTAGAGGGGCTATAGCCTTCAATAGCAACAATCTTCTCCCGAGGAACTGTCGTTCCAGCGCCGCTACCCCAACCGATCTTGTACTCGGTGATCCCGAGAGAGTCCTTTTTGCTGGGTGTGACCCACACCGGAGGTACCCGATAAACTTCCCACCCATGGGGTCCCTCGTACGGGAGCATGAAAGCGCGATCATATAGGGCTAGGTCCACAACAACGCCGAAAATCATGTCGTACATTGTCATGGTGGGGTTGGCCCGCTTGCCCCCAAGCCACAGCCCGACAGGGGAGGTAGTGTCTCGTTCCCGGTCCGTAGAATTCACCCGCGTGTATGCATGTAGTCCGAGATGTGCGATGTTCCGACCGAGGAACGAGACAACAGTCCTAAGGTGCGGCTGCGTCTTGTACATCTGAGAAGCGCTCATGCCATTAACAGCACGAAGAGCTTCATCAAGATCATATGCGATGCCGCCGATGTAAACAGGCGTAGCGGACCCGCCAAACCGCTTACGCAGCTTGTCCAAAAGTCCCACTATACGGCCTCCACTCCACCTGTTTCATATGAAGAACTAAGTTCATTATACATCATCTGGACATAAATGGAAGTGACAAGTGCACTAACACCATCAATCTTTCCTCGAGACCGTACCTTATCCGGCTTTACGTTGCCGGACGCATCCACATGTGGGACCAGACACGAGATCATCCACCGCAGGACGGGGTCTCCTCGGTGGTCTATAAGCGGTGGGTCCGAAAGCACCCTACGTTTAAGTTCCTTGGTTGGAGACGACAGCGTCACAGCGCCCTGTCGGACTTTCTCCATAGTCAGCCCATCTTCGGCCAGCTGATTTGTTAGATGGGTGCTATTCCATGGGTCAAAACCCAAGCTACTAATCCTGTACTTTTCGGCGTCGTCGTTAATATGCTTACGGATAAAGTCGTAGTCAGTGACGTTACCAGGCGTTATCGTTATCCATCCCTGACGTACCCAATCCGTAGCCGCCAGCTCGGTCATGTGGTCTAGCCGGTCTAGAGCAGCCTCAGGGAGCCAGTAATGGCCCCACACGCGGCTTGTACCGTCCTCCATGGGACATGTGTACATCAGGGCACATAGGTCAGACACGGCCGCCAGATCCATGCCACCGTACACGACCGACCCGACCATATCGTCAGGCGTCCAGTCACCTTTACCGGCGCACTTATCCCAATCTTTGATGTTTATAAAGGCCTCTTTTTGATTAGCCCTAATGCCCAAATGAAGCCTCTTAAAAGTGGACCTATCGGCAGCGTTAGCGCGGGCCTTATCGGCCTGAGCACGCATGAAGTCTGGGCTAGGAGTCTCTGGGTAGAGCGGATTAGCGGCATCCCACACGGACTCGTCATAGATGTCCGCGTCGTCGGGTGCCGCCCACACCGCACCATACATCCTAGGAGCCTTGAAATCGCCCCTGGAAACCCCCTCGATCATCGACCTACGCTTGTCATAGGGCGTGTGGATACGACCCTCATCGGCCGTTGTGATGATCATGGAGAGCGGCTGAAGACGGGCACCTGAGCCAGACTCGAGGGCCTCCAGGAGCGCACCGTCCTTGTGGACGTGCAGCTCGTCGCAGATAGAAGCATGAGGGTTAGTGCCGTGGGCAAGCTCGCCTCGAGATGACACCACCTTGATCACAGACGACGTCTTCGACTGCCTGATCTCGTTGGTGACCGTCTTCACCCCAGCCCTCTGCAGCAGCGGAGAGTACGTAGCAAGGTCGTGAAGAGGCTGGAAGCAGGCCTTAGCCTGATCCCTAGAGGCAGCTCCGATAATGACCTCGGCGCCCCCCTCCCCGTCTCCGAAGGCCATCGTCATGGCGATAGCACTGGCCAGAGTCGACTTAGCCCCCTTACGAGGCATCTCGATGAATACCTCGCGGCGAAGCCGTATCCATCGCTCGGCCAGTTCGTTCCACACCTGCCACCCGAAGAGTGGTGCGATAATGTATGCCACCTGAGTTGCAGCTAGCTCCAGAGGCTTCCCGGCCCAACGACCCTTGGTGTGCTTAAGGCATCCAATGGTCTTAATGACCCTATCAACGGCCTTAGGATTGAATCTGACGGGCTGCCCGTCGACCTCATCAGGAGGGTTTGGGGTACGCCAAAGGGGCGGCTTGGGCCGCCCCTCAATCCCCCGAGAGTCAAGATACCACTGGATCTCCTCCTCGAGGGGCGCCGAGAAGTACTTATCAGACAAACGGGTTGAACTCCTCCGAGTCGCTCCGCTTACCCTGCCGTGATTTCGGTGTCAACCTCAACTCCTTCATGATCGACATGGCCGCTCCTGAATGAAACCTCATTGTACTTTCTGCAGGGCTTTTAGCCAAACGGTTATGACCTCCGTCATGTACAGACACAGCACCAGCCTCGATCATCTCGTTACTAGCCATTCGGACAACATGTAGATGCCTGATGAGCATTTCGAGCGCCCATGAGTCGGCCAGAGTCAGGTTGCCGAGGCTCTCCTCGGACAGAGTGTGCATGAACTGTCGCCAAAGGTCAGAAAGGACAGGGCTAGCCTTAACCATTGCAGGCATTTCAGGCCCTGGAGTGTCAACCTCTTTACCAGAAAGGTCGAATTCTGTCAATTCACTATCATCTATTATGCGCATTTAAAGGCTCCTTTTCGCTCACATAAACGGATTTTTACCCGCATCAAAAACAACAT